AACCAAGGCTTAAGGATCGTGAAGAGCGAAGCTGCATCGTAGTCTGGGCAGTCCGCAACACACTTGACTTCCTTCCATGGCTGTTGCTTCTTATGATGCGTGCCGACGGGACGGAGCACCATAGATGGGTCGTGAATCTTTGATGTGTCAATTACAACTCCCTGTTCTTCTAATGCAATGCGAAATGCAATGGAGGCTTTCTCCCAGTGTTCCCTACTCACAGTCTGTGTCAGTGGCCAATACAAGTGCACGCCGTTGCCGGATGAAATCACCATGGGGTCTGGCATACCAATAGCCGCAAGCGCAGGCATCATCGCCTTCATACCTTCAGCCTTAGTGGCGTAAGGTGTCTTACTGCCAATATCCAAATCGAGGGCCAGTGCTTTGAACCAAGTGGCTTGCACTTGTTTACGTTCGATCTTTTCACGACCATCCGGTCGAGCTACTCTGTTGTTTGTAAACGCACCAACAGAAAAATAAATTGTGGTCTCAGGTTCAGCATCCCACATTGAAATGTTGGCAACAGCTTCGTCGATATCTGAGAACGATCCGCGGTTCCAACCGAACCCTCTTGGGTTTTGGCCTGTGTGGTCAGGCTTGTGTGCCATGATGACGACTTCGTCACGTTGGGCAAATATACGAGTAAGAAAGTTTTTTGTGTCCAAGACATGCCCCTAGATGAAAAACCCCGGCGTTACCCGGGGAGCGATTTACGTTTTTATTTTATTACTCGTCGAACAAACTGTCGAGCTTTGCCGCTAATTCATCCGACGCTTTTACTGGAGCGACGACTGGTTTTGCCGTTGTGGTTTTCTGTGGAACACCATGAGACACCGTTTCGTCTTCGTATGCATCATCGACTTGTTGTACGGGTGCAACAGGTGCCGCAATACTTTGCTTCGCTGTTGGTGCCGCAATAGCAGGCCCTGCCGCTTGAGGAGCGAGCTGACGTGTAGCTACTTTAACAGAATCACTTGCCAACAAAGTGTCGACGCGAGAAATTGCTTTCTCAGGCACGTAACCTTTTTGCTTGAATGTGATCTTGGGGAAGCTAGCTTGGTCGTCGAAGCCCAACTCAGTGATGACTTCTTCAGGGCCAATGCCGTAGTTGCCCAAGTCCTTGAAGTACTCACGCAAAGCTTTCATGCCGCTGACAGGCACGGTCAGGCTGTAGACCTTTGATGGATCAGCCGCGGCCACCACTGCCAAGTGACGTTGATCGGCACACATCTTTGACTTTGCACCAGAGGGCAGAATCTTAGAGCCAAGCACATTGTTCGGGCAGTCAGCGCAACCACTGTGAACGGGAGCCTCAACGCTAGCATCAGGCTTGAGACCATCATTCGACCAACAATCTGGACGGACATTCTCTGCTGATGCATCGAACGCTTTAGCGTAGAACACCTTGGAGACCCTAGGGTTTGCACCTACGATGATGGTGTCTAGCGTGACGCCAACTGTTGTTTCAACACCGTCTTCGCTCAGGCGGTAACGCCCTGCACGAATGCTGATACGGGGAATACCACCGCCATTGTCACTGCCGACGATGGCAGAAGCAACTGTTGACTTAACGCCTGCTTGTTGACGGGCGGCGATACGGGCTGCAATGTGTGCAGGTACTGTTTGAATGTTGCTCATGAGGTTACTCCTGTTATTGAGCTTTGGGGGGACGCATGGCATGAACCACTGCGCGGAAAAGGTAATCTTTAATTTGTTGCTCTTTAGGTAGATCAGCAAATGGTTTGATGCAGGGATGGATTTTTAGCACTGGGTCTTTAACCAACCCATACTCCCAACCATCTGCAATTTTCTGAGCCATCCAACTTTCGTGGCTAGCTTCAGGGCCAACGTCGTTGTGGGTATGCAGGTCTACGCCTAGCAAGGCGCTTTCCTTCTGCCACTCTGGCGCGTCTTCCCATGAAGGTTGGCTATCATCGCCAATAGCTTGGCAATATGCGCGGTTCACCTCATGGCATACACGTGCTGTGTGCGTCATGTACGCGAGGACTAAGTCGTCGTCATTCATTAAGTTATTCCTTTGATTGAGCTTTACGTAGATTAAATACGCGGGTTGATGAGAAGTTGACACCGGGGGGTGGAGCACCATTGGCTTCAATGAAACTCTTAACTCCCAGTTTCGATGCGCGGGCTTCTACCATGTCCCACGAATCGTTTTCCTTGCAATACGCAAAGAACTCTTCACGCGACGCAACGGTCGCGGTATGGTGTGTCGACCAGTAGGCCGTACCAAAATTTGTCTTGACAGACTCGAGACCATCTTCCTGCGCTTTAGCAGTCATCCAGTTCTCTACAGCAACAAGCTTTTCCATAAGCTTTGCCTTAGCGGCTTTGTGCTCACGCTCGAGGGCGTCAATAGCACCGCGTACTTGCAGATATTTCTCTGCGGCTAATTCATAGTTCATAAGTAAATCCTAACTGTTTAACTAATCGTCACTGTTGATGCCTTGCACCAAATTCAAAAACTCCGCCAATGTGTTCTGCTTTGCGCGGAGTCGGCGGTATAACTCTGCTTCAAAGCCTGTGGCCCAGATGTGCCATACAGTCGTCTTGCCAGTTGTTGTCAACCGGCGAATCCTTGCGTTGGCTTGCTCATACTGTTCAAGTGAATAAATTGGAGCAAACCAAACAATATCTTTCGCACGTGTCAATGTCAATCCATGTGCCGCCACTTTCGGGTGAGCCAACAAAATCTGTGGCCTGTCCGTGTGTTGGAAGTCGTTGAAGATTTGATTGCGGTCATTCTTACTAACGTCGCCGTGAACCGATGCAACATCGAATCCATCAGCAGTTAACTTCGCCTGCAACTCATCTTGTACGCCTCTCAGCGGAACAAATATGATGACCTTGTCACCAATCTCATTAAGTAGTTCAGTGAGTGTATTATACCTCAACGAGCCATCGATTGCAATCTTACCGGTCTCGCTGTACACGACACCGCAGCTAATTTGCAACATCTTACTCAGTACAACTGCCGCATTCGCAGCAGTCACTTCACCCGCCGCAAACACAGTCACGGCTTTGTCTTTCATTTCCTTAAACGCTTTTTGTTGTTGAGGTGTTAGCTCTGTCTTGCGACCAACGAAGTTAGTGTCAGGTAAATCCTTGCACTCGTCAAGCGAAAAACGAATCGATGGTTGCAAAACTTTCTTGCATGTCTCAAGCGCGTCTTGTCGTGGTGTCCACTTAAACGTTGTCACCTTCTGCATCACCATATCTTTAAACGTCGTGAAGCTCTTAGGGCAAGTGGGCGAATCAACAAGTCGTGCGAGTGTCCATGCATCAGCAGGTGTCTGTGAGATCGGTGTACCCGTGAGCATCCACAGCCATGGCTTATGCGTCTGCATCCACTTAGCAAAAATCTTGTAGCGTTGTGAGCTCGGTGACTTCAGTGCTGTGGCCTCGTCGTAAATTACTACGTCGAACCCTTTCAAATCCGCGGCCATGTTGCTAAAGCCATCGTGGTTGATGATGAAGTACTGCACACCGGGCTTCTCCAGCAATTGCTTGCGCTTCTCCTTCGTACCAGTGACGATCGAAAACATGCGGTGCGGCAAGTGGTGCTTGAGCTCCCTCCCCCATACAACAGTCAGCGTCGACAACGGCGCGACAATCAGAATCTTTTTCGCAACACCTTCATCAAGCAAGAAGTCCGCGGCCCAGATTGAGCTGATGGACTTGCCAGTACCCGGTGCGTTCAGGCACAGGGCACGCTTATGTGTTGTGAGAAAGGCGGCTGTGTCCTTCTGATGATCCATCGGTGCGAACCGAGCGGGCCAGTTGTAGTAATGCATGATGGGAGCAGGGACACTAAAGCCCAAGTTCTTCAACACGATCGACTCGTCCACACCATACGGCACAGCAAGCATCGACTCACCATCATGGGTGAACTGTTTGGCGTGCGGCATCACAGACTGCACAGTGGCATTCTCATTGCTGTTAATGATGATCTTACGTTTGTCAGGTATTACAAGCATGTCAGTGCGACCCAAGCTTTGAACTCAATTTCCCACACATCAACAGAAGTCTCGCGAACGATCCATACTTTCCCACCGCTGTTCAATATCGCGCTGATCTCTTTGTCTTGGTGGGCTGTAGTAGTGCCTTTACCGAACTTGGTTTCAACAGCAAAAAAATGACCATCAACATGGCCCACAAAGTCAGGCACACCAGACCGACCAAAGCCATTAGCAGATGGCATAAACCACCAACATTTCTCAGTAGCCTTGAGTACATCTTTGACAATCTTTTTAACATCGCCTTCATTCTTCATTTAGTTAACCTCTGTAGTGGTTGCTACAAGTTTGTCGATACCCATTTAGTATCGGAAACCCACACGTCGCTTGTTGATTGCAATTTGGCTCATCGCATGCCAACACCAATGACTGATCTCGACAATCTGGGCATGCGTACAACATGTCCCCTTCATTGAATGGATCGGGGGCAGATAACATATTTTCCTCAAGCCCTAGCCATCTACAGTGTCGGTTTTCACAGACATACTTTTTCATCGTTTACCTTTCAGTCGTGCGTCAGGGCAAATGTCTTTTGCCGCGCACCATGGGCATAAGCCCGAGGGTTTTGTTTTAAATACACCGAGCTCGATTGTGTCTTGCACCTTGGTAAACCTAGGCTTCAGTGCCCGCCACATGGAGTCCAAGAACCTGCGCTCATAGATAGCATTTGTTGTCTCATTGAACTTGAGCCAGATGAACGACGTCTTGACCTTTGTAACTTCAGGGTAGTGCCAGAACACCATGGCCGCAAACAACTGCAACTGTGTTGGGTTGTCCTTCACTTTGCCAGTCTTGTAGTCAAGGCAGTATGCAGTGTCACCATCCACAACGAGTACGTCAGCGATCGATCTGATCCACACATCTTTAGCAAACCAGTCGACGGGTTGCAGGTCTGCATTGACAGCCATTTGATGCTCGAACAATTTCTCGCCCGGGCGTTTCATGATGACATCAACAACGCTACCCCACTGATCGAGTGTGCTACGTCCTTCACTGGACAATGAATCTAGATCAAGCACACCACGGCCTTTAGCCTCTAGCAACTTGTGAACACGGTCACCATATTCGGACGCTTCGTTAGAAGTGTTGAGTACGCGTTTGGATACGTACAAGTAATCGAACTGGGCCTCGCATGTTTCAAATGTTGATAGACGACTAAACGACAGTGGCATTGGTTGGGTCATGTTTCTTCCAGAGTTTCAATAGCTAGTTTTTCGGTTACGAACTCATGAGCAAGGCGATACGCAGTGATTCTTTTATTGAACACGACATCGTCAAAGTTAACAGACTCAATTGGAAGGCTAATTAAATGAGCCCAACCATCTGCGCATCTGATGCCTATATCAAGACGATGTGCAAAAAGCGGGCTTTCACTAATTTCCACCCGCAGCCATGGCGGCGTATGTATTGGTCTATTTAGCATCGCCATAACTCGCTCCAATTCCAGTTTCGCACGATACGGGAATGCTCCGGCACCACTTGGGTGTCAAAGACAGGCACTCTTCCATATAGGCACGAGCTTCAGTAAGTTCTTCGTTTGGTACCACGCAGACTGCTTCGTCATGGACTGACAGCTTCACGGGATACCGTTGGTTAATACGTGCAGTTTGCCACATAACGATGCGCATTGCAGCATGTTGTGATAAATTTTCTACAACTTTCGGGCCGAAGATACGCACCCGTTGTTTTCCCATCAGGTACGACCATTCCTTGCCGTCGTACTTCAGGTCGTGGTACATAACACCGGGCTCACCGGGGCGGCCAAAGCCATCCTTCTGCGTGATAAACCATCCGTTGACGTCCACGTTCAACATACTGCAACCATTGGCGATGTCGGGCAGAATCAATTGCTGACACCTAGCCCACAGATCAACAACCTTGTGGTGCACAGAGCGGTACAGATTCACAATGTCGTACGCACGGTTCAGGTCAATGGCTTGCACCGACGGATCGCTACGCGCCGCGATACGCACCATCTCTTGGAATCGCTGAGCACCGGCACCGTACTGCAGACCAAGCATAGCGGTCTTGCCTAAGAAACGTTCAGCCTTGTCAGCCTTGGTGATGTTGCGGCCGAAGAGCTTAGACGCGAAGTCGCAGTACAAGTCAACACCATTGGCCAACTTATCTACCACGTCATCTTGTCCGGCCAAAGCCATCACAGTGCGAAGCTCGATGTTGGACGAGTCACCGACAAGCACAGTGTGCCCCTCGGGAGCAAGCAGGGCGTTACGCAGACCCGCAGACGGGCCACGCGCAGGGATGTTCTGCCAGTTGATGCTGTTGCCGCCTGAGTACCGGCCAGTGGTCTTAGCGCCCCAGAAGTTGAGGTACACCGGAAGTGGGCCACGCTTTGCAGTATCCACGAACTTGAGCGCACGAGTCTCAGCGATGGTTGTTTTAACACCAAGGCGTGCGGCGACAAGTGCTTGCACGTTGGAGTTCTCATGGTCGAGCAAGTCAGTGAAATCCTTGTCGCTCTTGGCGAACGCAAACGTTTCCTTGCCTGTGGTGTTGCTGATTTTCTTGGGAGCGGGCACACCGAGCAACTCGAGCTGTTCAGCAAACTTGTCATTGGACATCAGCGTTTCCTTGCCGACAACCAGTGAGCGCATCAGTGCTTCCTTGCGGGCTACCTCGTCCTTGTATAACTGCTCCATCTTTGGCACGTCACCAACGAGCAAGGGCTCAGTAAACATACGCACAGTCATATCAATCAGGCGGGCTTCTAGAGGCGGCGTGAACGCATCCATCTTCTCACCCATCGCACGGCACAGCCACGTATCATGCTTGCAATAATCTGCATACGCCTCTAATCCCATGGGATTAAAGTCAGCACGACGCATGCCCATTGCTTTAATTACTTCAGTGCCCTTGTCAGGGAACCCGAAGAATTTAGTTAAGTTAGCAAGTGAGTGTGAAGTTAAGTAAGGGTAGAGCATGCGGGCTTGTGAGAGTGTGTCCATCCACAGCCGCGGTCGTATCCCGAGTCGTTGCGTCAGCGCGTAGCCGTCGAACAAAGTGTTGTGGCACCGCACAGCAGAGTTAGCCCAGTCGAAGTTGGAGTGCATCCACTCAGCGATCTCAGCTTCATCACCACTGAACCACACGGGCGGCTCCGCATTGCGTGCAACACAAACGCCGATGAATTCAAAGCGATCGTCCATGATGTACGCATCAGTCTGCATCTTTGACAAACTGAATTGCGCATCGTAGTACGTTTCAATATCTACAGTAAGTATGTCCATTATGGATTCCATTCGAGCAACGTCGCCGCAACTCTGTTAGTTAGTAAGTCAGTAATTTCTTTGAGGTCACTTGCAACGTGTTGCCTGTTACCAACTTGAATTATATAGCCGTTCTCAACTTGCTTAACAATGATGTTAAGCATCTTTTCTGTTGTCACCTCGTATGGGTAAGAACTCATGAGCGCGTTACGTTGTTGTATTGCGTTCCACGCCTGACCCTGTGTAAGAGACCCGGGGCCAATTTGAGCCTGAGCGGTATTCGCTATCGCACCTTGCGCGCTAGAACCTATGAGTGATCCTATTAATGACATGATTCGTTTCGCTTTCTTAGTTATTCGCCAGTCGGTTGGCATTTTGGTTTCCTTGGGTTAACAATTTTCTCGAGCACACGCTTGAGTATTTGCACGTGCATGATGTTGTCTTTGTTACGAACAATTGCTCGACGCACAATGGCCGCACAACGCTTACGTTCCTCTTCAGTATCAACGAGGGTCATGACTGCTCCTTCTCAGCCAAAATACAGCAAGCACCAAGCCATGACATTACACTAAGCAAACAGATTGGCCAGTACAACCATGCATCCAAAAACTCGAATGCTGCTGAAACGACAAACGGCAAAATAATGACATACAGATAAGCTCTTCGTTTCCTTGTCATAGCGGCACACTCCCTAGTTGTTTTAACGCGGCTTGCAATCCTGCGAGGCCACCGACGCGTTGGTCATTAAAAAATATCTGTGGCATCTGACGTGCATCGGGGAACTCAGCAAGTAAGTTCTTCAGGCGGTCACCTACCTCAACGTCAACTTCTGAGTACTTCAAACCAAAGTGCTCTAGCACCATCTTCGCTGTCACGCAATTCGGGCAGTTAGCCTTGGTGTACATTGTTATGTTGATGTTGTTCATGTCTTCATATTCCTAATTTCTTGAGCGCACATACGCCCAGTCCAAGTTGGGTGTTCATCAATTGCCTTTGCAGCTTCCTCTAATACTTGGTTGCGCTGTGATGGAGAAACATACACAGGATCAAAATGGTAGGGTTGCCCCTTCATGTTGTTCTCACGTGCAATGCGTTCGAACTCATCGTCTTCATCGGTGTGAATCATTTTTGCTCCTTAGTTTGGTTTCAATGGCTCGGACGAACATTCCCCATGTCTGCTCGTGTGACTTGGCTGTATTGCAAAGCCATGTAACTTCCTCATCCGTCAGCCCTACCCATGTGCGCTGTGGTGGGGTGGTGTAAAGAGGTGTGATGTATTCGCCTTCTACTCTTGCGTGTTCATTAGGGTGTATTGCATCAATGAAATGTCCATTGCCATGCAACATCGCCCAAGCCACAGGCTCATCCTTCGCTTCTAGTGCGGCTTTAATGGCGGTGATGGCTTCTTCTTTGAGTCCTTGAGGACGCCATTCATCAGTCCATCCCAACGCCTCCAATGCAAGGCGTAATGTTTCTGTATGTGTCATAAGTATTGCCCCATCTGGTTCAAACTTGTTTTGTAGGCTTTAGCCATGATTGCTGACTTTGCCAACGTGGGCATTACCTTGTTGTTTTCTACATCAGACAAGTAAGATTTTGCACAGCCAATTTTTTTGGCCATTTTTTCTAACGACATATCAGTTTGGCAAAGCCGTAGCCCTCTTAAATATTCACCAAGGGTTACTTTTTCATCCAATGCAAGGCGTAATGCTTCGTCTTTAGTCATAGGGGTGCATCCTCATAGTTATCTATGTTGAATGGCAGTTTGTGTAGTGGTTCATGCTCAGGCGGTTTGTTTGGGAACGGCCATGTCACAGCATCGCGCTTGTTATTGTCAGGTACACAAACGCCCAAAAGGTGGCTAGGCATATTGCTATCCATATGAAAATCTCCTTGTTGCTCATGTTTTACTTTCCACAATAGGTCGCATCTTGCGTTGACGAAACTCTTCCTTCACAAGTTCAACGGCTTTGTCCATGTCCTTGATCGTGATTAAGTCCATCTGTGCATCGTGCAGTTCCATCACCAAGTTAAGCGCGTTCATCTCAGTTGACTTCAAAATAAATCTACCAGACTCCACGCCTCGTTTACCTACATCACGAAGTGCATCTAACCCATCGCGCACAACGTCAGCATACTCTTTACCAAACCCAAGTCGGTATAGTGCTTCTACTATGTTGACCGATGCAATCAATGTATCAATGTCACTGCGTGTTGCTTCACCCCTTGTCAGGGTTGTCATGGCCAAGTGGTTCTTGATCTTAAGTTCCACAAGGTACTGCTCATGGTGTGCTACTGGCTTCATACTTTCAAGCACATAGCCCAAGGGGTTAACTAGTAAAGGCTTAGGCCGATACTTACTTCGTTTGCGCATCTTCAAACTCGCGCAACTTGTGAATGTAGTGCATGGCCTTGCCTGCGTCGTCACTGCCTTCCTTACGTCCGGCGCGCATACTGTACTTGATAACGTTGCCTTTGAGAAACCCACGGAACTCGTCGGGCGTCATCACAGCTTCCATTACAGCCCATGGTTGAATAGGCATATCTTTGTAGTGGGCTCCACCCACTTGCATGTTGTCTGCGCTTTCAGTCATTGCGTTCTTTCTTTACTTGTTTAAGGTTGCGTCCCGTGACGCGGTTAGTCCAACACGAAGCACAAATCCATCGTGAGGGGTTCATCTGTACGCCGCCCTCTGGCAGTCGCAGCTCTTCACATTTGTTGCATAACTTAGCCTTGTGTACTGGTTGTTCACTACCAATTGACAAGTGGTTGTTTACAAAATTACTCTTCATCAAACTCATCCATCCAAAGATCATTCGGCCACACTAACACGGGTGTCTCTGGGCCTAAGTAGCCACCCTCAATGTTGAACTCAATAAACTCGCGGGCTTGCTCAGCATCCAAGCCATCACGCATTAGTATGTCCCGTATCTTTTCTGCATCGTAAACAAGTACGTGTACTAGCTGATGGTCTCGGTGCATGTACGCAGGGCCAATGATGGCCTCGTCATAACCATCGTACTTAATCATATTGTCACCCTTAACTCTCGGATTGCGTTTGCGGCGTAGTGGTAATAATTGTGATTGCCCATCTGCGCTGCATGCAGTCCTAAAACAAGATCAATGCACGCTTCCCGTTCCCCCTCTATAGCGTCTTCGACCATCGCAGTAATATGCTTACTCAATGCGGCGTCAATAAGCGCTACGCAAGCGTCAATCATCTCGTCATACGTTTCAGGATCAGCCTTCTTTATTGCTTGTAAAGTTATTTTGGCGTCCTCAAGCGCATCGTTATCAGCCCAAACGGCTTCGCAAATATCTATGAACTTAGTCATGAGTCGCTTTCTCTTTCATTTCTTCTAGCGGCTTCCATCCGAAGCGACGCCACACAGATTGCACATCTGCACCGGCAGTCCACACGAAGCGGCTGTCATCTGCAGGGATACGTGGGTAGCACACCGAGCGAACGGGGATGCCATGGTGAAGGATTGGTTCTTGGTTCATGATAGTAAGCCTCACACGATTGGTTTAAAACAGATTGATCCGACAACCTCGCCACGATGGACGACGTCATAGAACTTGTCGACACTCTTAGCACCTGCCCGTGCCATGTCGCTCAGCACCACAGTCATAGAACGTCCCAGTGTGGAAACGTACACGACAAGGTTCTCTTCGTCGACGGACAACCACTCGCGGTCTTGGTCGATGTTGACGCCCAGCTCCTCAAACCCGCGCACGAGTTTGGTCTCGATGCGGGTCAGCCGGTACATAATATCTTTGGATAAAGGCGCGTTCATATAGTTCTCACAATGCAACAGTAACCCGTGTGCCGAATGGCTCACTGGGATGGGAATGGCCGATGTCGGCCCAGATCACAGGGTAGGCGGGCTCCTCGCACTCAGCCAAGTCACCCTCCATGTCAGTGAAGAAAATCATGCCGCAGTAACGCTCGCCGGTATTCTCGAAGTGCTCGAACACTGGTTGGAAGCGCGTGCCGCCACCGCCCTTGGGACGTAGCTCTAACTTGTCGTCGCGCTCGAAACGCTCGACACGTGTCACCGATGAGTCGCAGTACGCAACCTCAACGAACGATGGTTGCAAGTCGTCAACGATCGCCTGAATCTCAGCGGCAATCTGGTTGCATTCCTTGGGGCCCATCGAGCCTGATGTGTCAAAACCAATAGCCAAGCCACCGAGCGAGTCAGTGCGAAGCGATGGCATGTACAAGCCTGAGCCAATGAAGCGGCGTGAGGGACGCAGGTACGTGTAGTCCGCGGCTGATGACTCAGTCATCATGGAACGAGTAACGTCTTGCCAACGCACGTTGGGCTGACCTACATTGTCCAGTATGCGATCGATCATGCTAGAACCTTGGCCGCATTCCTTGGCCATCTTGGCGGCGGCAACAATGGTAGCTTCCATGTCGACACGAGTCGCCTCGTCTTGTGCATCCTCAAGGTCACCCTTGCCATCAAAGCCACCGGCATTGGGCGTACCATCGCCCTTGCCATCACCTGAGCCTGAGCCACCATTGGGAGGCGGAGGATTCTCTTTGAGCTTGGCGTAGACTTCCTCGGAGGACATGTTCTCACGCACCCAACGCAAGTCGACACCGCCCTTGGGTAACTGCCACCCACGGCTACGTATGTACGCATTGATAAGCGCATCGTTGGCGTAGTTCCACAGGCTAGGGTCACGACCCTCGCGACGCCACATGTGCATCATCACAACGTGACAAGCCTCATGCAACACAAGGCCGAACAACTCCTCGTCATTCAGTGGATCACAGAACGCAGGGTTGAAGCGAACCCATGTGCCATTAGTACCGGCAGTGGATACCTTGTCAGACACCTCACGCTTGACGCGTGTCATGACAGCGGCAATGAAGGACTCGCGAAGACCTAGCTTGCTGTAAGCTACATCGATGCGGTCAGATAAGTTACTCATAATATTCTCCAATCAGTAAACAAGTTAATCCCACGGGATTACTCCGTGCTGTATTCTAATGCAAACAACGACTCAACGTAAACACGTGCAACAGCTAAGTCATCGAAGGACTTCACATCATCAAACGTGTTGCGAGTCACGACCCACCCACGATCTGAGTCGAGTAACCCAGACATGTTGTAGGCAGGGCGGACGTACGCAAACACGTGCTTGACGATCGACTTCTTGTAAGACTTGTAGTCTCTGTGTTTTTCTACGTAGGCAGTCCAAGCACCGACAGGTGTGTTCTGCCAACGTAACTCTGGTCGTTTGTCCATGCCGATCATTTCATCGCGAATGCGGCTTGGTTAGCGATAGCCCACTGGGTAAACGCTGAGCTCTTAGT